AGAAAGATAATTCAGGTAACAATGCATCAAATGGATTTCATATTCAAAATAGATGGAAAGTTGATTGGGTGAGAACACCGAGTGGTTGGAGAACTTGGCAGACAGTAAAAGGAATTAAAACAATTGTTAGGGCATTCTATACATTAGAACAAGTATTAACAAAGGTTGATTTACAATCAATCAGAATGGCAACCACATTAAGAAAGTATGTGGCATCACAATTTAAACCAAGTATTGCGAAAGGATTTTATGATTATTTTAAAAGTGTTAATGTACTCGACTTTAGTGCTGGTTGGGGTGATAGGTTGGCTGGGTTTTATTGTGGAGAGACAACAAAATCATTCGTTGGGATTGACCCAAACACAAACAATCATCCAAACTATAAAAAACAAGTTGAGTTCTATAAAAAACATCAAACATTTTTTGAAGAACCAAAAGAAGTAGAATTAATTTGTTCACCTGCAGAAGATGTAGATTTTACAAAGTATGAAAATCACTTTGATACAATCTTTACTTCACCACCTTATTTTAATGTAGAGAAATATTCAGATGAAGATACACAAAGTTATAAACGATATACAAATATTGATAGTTGGAACAAAGATTTTTTACATTTTACACTTGATAAGTTGATATTTACTTTAAAGAAAGATGGTATATTGGCAGTTAATATTTCTGATGTATATTCTGCACCAGATAAAGGTTATTTAGAAATATGTAATCCAATGAATGATTTTTTGAAATCAAAGGGATTGGAATATTATGGTTGTATTGGAATGGAAATGACCAAACGATTCAATAGTGGTGGTGCAGGTAACGCCAAGAGTGAATATTTTAATGAAGAACTAAAAGAAAAAACACAAGAAACACAAAACACAGCATTTGGAGAACCAATTTGGATATGGAAAAAGAAATAAAAAATACATTATGGGTAGAAAAGTACAGGCCGTCATCACTTGACAATTACATAGGTAATGAACACCTAAGAAGTAAAGTCAAGGTCTACATCGAGAGTGGAGATTTACCACATCTTCTATTATACGGACGAGCTGGTACAGGTAAAACCACTCTCGCGAAACTACTTGTTAATAATATAGAATGTGATTATCTATATATTAATGCATCTGATGAGAATAGTGTTGATGTTGTAAGAGAAAAAGTTAAGAACTTCGCCTCAACACTTGGGTTCCAAGAGATGAAAGTCATTATCTTAGATGAGTGTGATTACATTACACCAAATGCTCAGGCTGCATTAAGAAACCTAATGGAAACATTCTCAAAACATTGTAGGTTTATCTTGACTTGTAATTATGTTGAGAGAATCATTGACCCAATACAATCAAGGTGTCAATCATTTCAGATTATTCCACCAGATAGAAAACAAGTTGCAGTTCACTTATCAGATATATTGACTAAAGAAAAAGTTAAATCAGAAATAAATGATATTGTAACTATAGTTAATGGTGGGTTTCCTGATTTAAGAAGAGTAATCAATGCCGCACAAAGACAAGTGGTGAATGGTGAATTGGTTATTGATGAGGGTATGAGTATTCAAAATGATTACAAGAACCAAGTGTTAGAGATATTAAAAACACAAGATAAAAAGAGTTCGTTCAAAAATATCAGACAATTATTAGCAGATTCAAAGGTAACAGATTTCTCTGATTTATTCAGATTGTTATTTGATACAGTCGATGATTGGGGTAAAGGGCATGTGGCGGAGTGTATTTTACTATTGGCTCAATATCAACAATCAGATGCAGTAGTTGTGGATAAAGAGATAAATATTATGGCGATGTTTACTGAACTTATTGGAAAAATAAAGTGAGAAAAGGATTTTGTGTTTCACCATTTCGATATGCCGAAGTAAGAGATAATGGAGATGTTTGGCAGTGTTGTACAAGTTGGATAGAAAAACCAGCTGGTAATATTTTATCAGATAGTTGGGAAAATATTTGGAATAGTGATTACGCGAAAAGATTAAGAAGAAGTATGCACAAGGGTGATTTTTCTATGTGTGATGAAAACTTATGTCCTTACATTCAAAAGTGGAACAAAGGTGAAGAAGATTATTCAGCATACTTTCCAATATATGATGAATCAACATTTGAAAAGTTATGGGATGCGAAAGAAATAAATCCTAATGGAAAGAAAAAGTATCAAGATATAATTGAAAACAAAACTATTGATTTACCTTATGGTCCTGAAAGTGTTACATTCGCTCACGATAGGAGTTGTAATTTAGCATGTCCATCTTGTAGAAAAGATTTTTTTAAAACAGAGGGTAAAGATAGAGAACAAACTTATAAGATACAAGAGTTAATTATGGGAGAACCTATATGTGATACTCACGAAGTTTACATAACTAATTCAGGTGATGCATTTGGAGCTGATGTATTTAGAGATTTGTTAAAAATGATTAACACTAAAGACTTTCCAAATTTAATTAATTTACATTTACATACAAATGCTAATAGTTGGTCAAAAACACATTGGAATAGACTTAAAAATCTACACGATATTCCAAGATTAACTTGTCATATCAGTATTGATGCGTGTACAAAGGAAACTTATGAAATAGTAAGAAAGGGTGGTAAATGGGAAACACTTCAGAAAAACTTGAAGTTTATATTTGAAGATATTCCTAACTTAAAATTTATTAGAACATCATTTGTTTGTCAAGATTTAAATTACAAAGAAATGAGTGGTTTTGTAGAATTAATTGATGATTTAAGTTATGGTTCAAATGCCGTAGTTGAAGTAGAGTTTGGACAATTTACTGATTGGGGTGTAAGTTCAAAAGAAATAGTTGAACAAAGACAAATATTTAAAAGAACACATCCTGATTATAATTTGTTTTTAGAAGAATATAAAAAAATGTTAAAGTTAGATAAAAAAGTTATCATTACAGATAATTTTGATATATCAGAAGAGGAGTTAAAATGAGTGAAGAAAGAACATACCAACAACCACCAGAATTAGATATTTCAAAAGCGGATACTATTACTTGTGATGAATGTGGAAACGCATCTTTTATACCAGCGTTCTTTTTGAAAAGAATATCTGCGTTGATGAGTCCAACAGGTAAAGAAGCGATTGTACCAATCCAAGTTTATAGTTGTGGTAATTGTGGAACCGTTCCACAGAAGATGTTAGCATCAGTTCAACAAGAAGTAAATGTATAGATGTATTATAAGATAGATTTAAATAATTACAAACCTAAAGAGGTTCGTCATTATTTAACATTTAATGATTATAATAAAATAAGTATTTATCAATTAGAAGCCATTGAAAATGAATTAAATAATTTTAAAGATTCATTTGGTCGACCTTGGAAAGAGTGGGATATGTCTGATTTAAAATATAGATTAGAAAACAATTGGAGATTTTATTTAGTTGGTAATGGTAGAGATGGGTTGGAATTGCCAGTTATTGAGGGTTGGGCATTCATAGATTATAATTGGGAAATGCCTTACTTGTCTAATCGTTATGTAGTTCCACAATATAGGGACGGAAAACTCGGAGAAGATTTAGTTTGGATGCGATTTAATGATTTAAAAGAACAAGGTTACGATAATTGTTATGGATTTATTGATAATTGGAATACACCTGCTAGAGTAATTAGTAGAAAACTTAAAGGACTTGTAGAAGAGTATGAAAGCTTGGATATTAAAAAGAAATAGAACAGAATTTGAATTATGTGATGTTCCAAAACCTACAATCAAAGATGATGAGGTTTTGATAAAGTCAAAAGTTTGTATGGTAACATATAATCTTGTGTGGTCGGCTAATGGTAATCCAGTGGATATGAATAAATTGTATAATCGTGATTACACAATTTTTGGAACTGATGGTGGTGGTATAGTAGAACAAGTCGGTAAAGATGTTTCCGATGTTAAAGTTGGAGATGAGGTTATAGTTTACTCTATGATGAATGAAAAAATATTCGGATATGAAACTACTAATGGATTATTAGGAGAGTATGCGGTAGTGAACCAAGATATGTGTTATTTAAAACCAAGTTATTTAGATTGGAAAGATTGTTGTGTTGGTTACTATGGAACTAACTTACAAGCATTAATGAATAGTAATTATAAAAAAGACGACATTGTGTTAGTGTGGGGTGGTAGTGGTTCTTGTGGAACATCTGCTATCCAATTGTGTAAAGAGTTAGGACTTAGTGTTTACACTATTACATCTGATATTTTAAATAGTAAAGCAGATTTATCTTTTGATAGAACAAAGTTTGACTTAAACCAAAAGTCATCTTTAATTATGATGAGAAAATCTATGAAATCATCAAAAGGATTACCTACAATCATTATAGATTACTTAGGACAAGATACATTAGATTATAGTTTAAAGTTGTTGGATAAAAAAGGAAAGGTGGTAATTTACGGAGCACACACAGGTTATGATGTTTCTTTTGATAGTAGATATCTATGGTTGAATCAAAAAAAGATTATTGGTAGTCATTATTGTAGTAAAGAAAATTTTGAGAAGTCATTGAAGTTAATGAAAAATATAAAACCAAACTCAACGGAACATAGTATTTATAACTTTGACTCAGTATTCAATGACTTAAAACAAAACAAACTAAATGGATTAAATTCTTTGATTTGGTAATATTTATTCTTAGGAGAAAATTATGTCAGTAAAAACAGAATCAACAAATTTATTAAATTACATCACAGGTAGTGCGGGTGGTTGGCCAGTAAATACTAAAGTTGGAATAGTAGGAAACCTTGATTACTTAGTTGAAACAGGTTCAAATGATGTGTATTTTATTGAAATGAATACTAATATTTCATTAGATGGTTCTATATCAGACCAAACTTCAATGTATAATAAAGTATCAGATTATGCTAATGAACAAGATTGTGAGACTTGTTATGTTTATGGTGTTCACGAATCATACAAATCAAATCCTACTTCATATCAAAGAGATTTGATAAGTTCAAGTTTTGCAAGACACGGAATATCAGTAAATTTTGAATATAATAATAGTACATCACATACATATTTTGCTCAAAGAACAATGGAACAATACTCAGGTAGTTTTCATTTATTTGTACAATCACCTTTTTATAGTGATGATAACTTATTTAGTATGGTTAGTGGTTCATACAATAAAATTAATTTTAGAAGTATTGTAGGTTCTTCACCAGAATCTAATAGTTTAATACCATTATTTGATTCATCATCACCATCAACAAATGTAAATAATCCTGATTTTATTATTAAAAATCCAAGTTTAGATGGTGGATTTATTAACAATTATAAAATGTATGATTGGAATGGTTCTAATTCAAGAATATCTCAGGCATTAACATCTGCGAGTTCCGCGGGACATATAGTTGAAAAGTTTATTGTAATGAGTGGAAGTGCACAAAATTTAGAAACGGGTAGGTTTGTTTATTTAACCACACCAACAAAACAAGTAGAGTTAAGAAATGATGTAGTTCCACTGTTACATTATAAATCAGATGGGAATGATGGATACAATATCAAATCATATGGAAGAACGACGGCTAGTGGTAGTTTAATTAGTATGTTTGATGGTTCTACAAAACAAGTTCAAGATGTAGAAGTTGGAGATGTAGTTTCATCATATTGGCCAGATGGTATGAGTTTAAGTGATATAGATTATAGAGATTATACCATCACAAACTTAACAGGTTCTATGAGTGGTTCAATTGTAGTTGGAGTTTCATCAGATGAAAGAACTGAACATTATTTATTAAATGGAACAAAAATATTATCTAAGTCAAGTTTTATGGCTGGAGATTCGGATTATTTTGTTAAATCAAGTGGAACTTGGGGTTGGAAAAAAACAAGAAATATTTCAGTAGGTGATTATCTACTACAAGGAGACGGAACAGAATTAGAAGTTACATCACTAACAGAACATACAGGCTCTATGACCTTTTATTCATTGGATGTAGAGGATATTGATACTTATTTTCAAAGTGATATTTTAGTTCACAATATACCAAAGAGGTAATATGAAATATAATGATGGTTTTAAATATTCAATACAAATTCCAAACTTTCTGTCACCAGAAAAGTGTGATGAATTAATCAATGATATAAAAAATTCTGAACAAGATGTGATTGGTTGTGTTGGAGATGAAAGAGGTGGAACCGCAATCATACCAGAAATTAGAAAAACTAATGAGTGGTATTTGTTTGACCAACCTGATAATAAATTTAGACCAGATAAAGTAAACAAAGATTGGAAATGGTTACAAGATAAAATGTTCCAAATGGCCAATATCGTAAATGATAAAATATTTCAATTTCACATCGAGGGTTGTGATGATGAACTAAAACTTATCGAGTATACAGAGGGTGGATTTTATGGTTGGCACACGGACTTCAACGCAGGTAGTTGTTCCAACAGAAAATTAGTAGGGATAATCCAATTAACAGACCCGAGTGAATATGAGGGTGGAGATGTTCAATTCGGTATCCAAGATAAAGATACAAAAGAGTGGTATACAATGAACAAACTAAAAGGTTCAATAACTTTTTTTCCGGCTTTCTTGTGTCATAATGTTGTTCCAATCAGTAAAGGTAAACGATATGTTATTCAAGAAATATTCGTTGGAGACCATTTTAGATGACACAAAACGATAATTTTGAGTGGTATGTTCATATACCATTTTTAAGTGAAGAACAATGTGATGAGTTGTTATTACAATTAAAATCAGAAAATGGTTGGTCAAGAGCACAAGTTATAAATCCAAACACTTTAGAAGAAGAAGAATCTGAATACCGAAAATGTGATGAGTTATTTTTAAAGAAAAGTCATAATAAAGAAATAAAAGGAAACTATGATTGGATTTTAAAAAAGTTAGATACAATTGTAAAAATAACTAATAACAGAATTTGGAACTTCGATATACAAGAAACTTCTGGTGATTTCAGAGTTTTAAAATATAATATTGGAAACGAATTTGGTTGGCACTCAGGAACAGATAAAGGTTATCTATCGTTAAATAAAATAACTTGTTTAATACAATTATCAAATCCAGAAACAGACTTTGAGGGTGGAGACTTACATTTTGCGTTTCAAGATGATGATGGTAATTTTTTTAAAGCACCATATAAAAAGGGATATTTATTTATGTTTCCATCATTTGCGAACCATATGGTAACTAAATTAATTAGTGGAGAGAGGTATATAATGAGAGAAACTTATCTTGGAGAACCATTTAAATGATGTATGAATTTCAAAAACAAGAAAAATTTAAGTTCAATGAGTGTAGTATAATGGATGGAAAAGATATTGTTATGCACGAGTGGGAACATCCAATGATGAAAAAACACGCAGAAATAGTTTGTCAAAATGGTGGTGATATTTTAGAATTAGGATTTGGTATGGGAATTAGTGCGGGATATATCCAACAACAGAATATTAAATCACACACCATCATTGAAAAGGATAAAGATGTTCATAAAAGACTTTGTAAGTGGGCAGAAGATAAACCAAATGTAAAAATAATCTTTGGAGATTGGGTTGATAATTTACCAGATAAAAAGTTTGATGGTGTATTTTTTGATACCTATAATGATATAAACAGAATGTTTTTACCACTAAGGTTATTATCAGTATTCAAAGAAACTACTATTGTAAGTTGGTTTAATACATATTTAGCTGAGGATAATATATATTCCAAAAGTTTATTACAAAATAGTTCAGTAAAATATCATAAAGTAAACATTAAAATACCTGAATATGTAGATTACTTTTTAAAAGAATATAAAGATGAATATTTTGTTCCTGAATGGAGTATTGGTGAAAACGACACAAAAGAAAAGTATATGAAAATATTACATAAGATGAGAAAATGATGAAACAAAATAATAATTTTCAATTTGTAATTCATAGAGATAATTTTTTATCAAAAACACAATGTGATAATATTATAAAATTATTTGATGAAAATAAAACATCAAGTTCAGAATTAGCTGGTGAATATAATGGCTCGTTATTAAATAAAAATGTTCGTGATGCAAAAGAGATTATATTTGAAGATGATTATATTAAAAATAAAATAAAAATGGTATTAGAGTTGGCTAACTTATCTATATACAAATATAATATACAAGAATTAGAGGATGTAAAGTTATTAAAATATAATATTGGTGGTAAATATAAATGGCATACTGATGTAGGTTCTAAAGAAACTTCAACAAGAAAATTAACTGCTATTGTTCAGTTGAGTGATGAACAAGATTATGAGGGTGGAGATTTAGAATTTGGAATCACAGATGAGTTGGGTGAAAACAATTATGTTGCTACTAAAAAACAAGGTAGTATTATTGTATTTCCATCATTTTTATCACATAGAGTGATACCTATTACTAAAGGTACACGATACTCATTATTAACTTGGATGAACGGAGATAGTTTTGTATAAAAAGAACAAAGATTTTAAATGGGCGATAGCGAGAGATAATTTTTTGACTCAAAATGAGTGTGATGAGATTATAGAAAAAATAAAAACTCAAAATAAAATGTTTGATAATGAAGATTTCATTGAAAGAAATGGTAGTTGGGTTGATTTTAATAATGACCCAATTAAAGATAAAATATTTAATGTAGTTAAAGTGGCCAATTCTATGTGTTTTAAATTTAATATAGGTGGAGTTGGTGGTTGTTACGGAAAACATTACTTTGCGAAAGATTTCGAAAAGTTATGTGAAAATGGACCACTACATTCAGATTTATCACCTGAAGATAATAAACTAGCTCACGGTGATTATAGTGATGAGGTATTTGAAAAGGAAATTAATGTATTTGATACCACCACAAAATTAACAGCTATTGTTTTTTTGAATGATGATTTTGAGGGTGGAAACTTAGTTATTTGGGATGCTCCTATTAAAGTAAAACCAGGTAGACTTGTTATTTTTCCATCTTTTGCAGGTCATAGGGTAGAGAAATTTACAGGTAATGATAGATTTGTTCTCGCTACTTTTATTAAAGGTGATTACTTTAAATAAAATTCATTTTCAGAAAAAATTAAACTATTTATATAAAAGGTTCTAAAATGTCTAAGAGTTTATTCGACCACATAAAACAAATAACAAATGTACAAAATACATTGTATTGGGATTCACTTTCCGATGGTGATAAGAAAAGTTGGAGTAACTATATGGTTCATCGTTTTCTTAGTATGAAATCAGAATGGATTCAAGTAGTGAATGAGATACAAAAGTATTGGGAGTTGGCTCCTAAGAATGTATATCAGTTTTATATCGATATAATTCCAAGAGGTAGAACATTTTTAAAGTATACGAAATCTAAAAAGAAATCTAAAGTTGAGAAGTGGGCTATGGAACACTTAACAGATTACTTTGAGTGTAGTACAAAAGAGGTTGAGGATTACCTTGAAATATTAACCAAAGAACAAGTTACCACAATCATTATGAAGTATGGTGTGGATGACAAACAATTGAAAAAGATATGGGTGAAGTAGAATACAAAAATAATTTAGAAAGAACACTTGAGTATTTTCGTCATTTTGATAGAAAAGGTTTGTTAAAGAAATTAGTTAATAAAGATGAACCTGTAATTCTTGATATTGGTGCGAGTGTAGGACAAACACTAAAAGAATTTAAAGAGATTTGGCCAAATAG